TGTTTATAAGATCAGGACCTTGAACTGAATCAGGAAAACCAGGAAAGTTCTCCACGTCTGTGGTTTGTGATAGTTCTCCTCCCCAAAGGATTCCGGACAAAACCAGTGGTTTCAGTAAGGCTCTTCCGAGATATATAGCACTGGTCAGTCCTGCACACCCAGAGCCTATTATGACTGTATTGTAAGTTTGCATTTTATAATAGAATTCTAGTCTTAAGTTTAAATATAATGGTATTTAAACTTATAACAAAGCATCATTTAGGTATTTACCACATTTCCTGTAAACCTCCCAAACCGAAGACCAAGAGTTTGAAGGAGACGGACAACAAGAAAGCATCCCAGAAAGTAATAGTGTTTACAGCTCCATCTTGAAGTGCAGCTCCGTCAGGATTCTTGTCTCCTGCGAGAACGAAGTTCCAAGTGTATTGGATAATGAAAGTGGTGATAAGAATTTCGACAGCCCACATAATCAAAAGCATGAAAGTTGCGTCGGAGATCAACGATTTTCTTGGTTTGCATACAGCCATTTTTATTAATAATATAATAATTTTTTTTTTTATTTTTTTTAAACAATTTTAAAGTGAAAAATATTACATAAAAATGACGAAGAAACAAATCCGAAATCAAACAAAATTCATGTTTTTAATCATACTTAATTCAATTTACACTTTTTTCGCAGAAAAAGATGACTTTACTCTTTTTCTGATTGGTATATTAAAGAAGATACTCGATTATGATACATCAGACGCAGAAGAGAAAGAAATATGTATAGGGGTTAAAGAATGCGTTGAAGACGTTTTGAATTTCTTCGATAATGTACCAGAAAATGACAAATCTAAACCAAACGTTGTACTGTCGATACTAAATGAGACGGAGGTGTTTAATAATAACATAAAGTACGCGAATAATTTCCAATATGAAAAGTTTGACAAAGTCGTTACTTTTCTAAATCTGCAGAAAAATCGAGATTCTGCTCCAACAGATGAGGAACCAGTGAACGTAGCTTCCAAAGCTGCACCCACTGCTACGATCTCCGATAGCATATTGCTTCTAACGACTGATGGTGATGAAGAGTTTGATGTCGAAGAGTTTATAAGTAACTTGCCACAAAGCAAAAAGAAAGAAACCCAAAAATTCGCAAATTTAATTGAGAAGATTTCCACTTCTAAGAACCTTTACGAGTCTTTCTCTGATATGAATAAGAAAAATCGTTTGAAATGCATAAAAACAATCAAGGAACTAGATAACGACAATACAAACGAAACAATAAAGCTTTTGACAAGTAATATCCCAAACAAAGTCAAATCACAAATCTGGAGTAAGATGAAGAATGAGTCAATCACGAGTTCATCTGATAATAAATTCAAAGTCTGGTCAGACCAAATACTAAACTTCCCCTGGGATTCTTATTCCAACAACATCTTGCTGGATTCTTCGAAGTCATCAAAACAGTTTTTGAACAATGCCTCTTTAATACTAGACAACTGTACTTATGGTCAACGAGAAGCTAAGCATATGTTTATAAAAATCCTTGCTCAGTCCATATCAAATCCGAATTCGAAAGGTAAAGTAGTAGGTTTGATAGGGCCAGCTGGTACAGGTAAAACCAGGTTAGTTAAAGAAGGTATCAGTAAAGTTCTAAACAAACCATTTGCGAACATATCAATGGGAGGATACAACGATGCTGGCAGCCTCGAAGGATTTGCGTACACGTATGAGGGATCAAGACCTGGGAGGATTGTAGATATAATTAATCAGTGCGGTGTCGTGGATCCAATAATTTACTTGGATGAAATAGATAAAATCGGAAAGGAAGAGGTATCTAACGTCATAATGCATCTCCTGGATCCAAATCAGAATAGCACCTTCAACGACAAGTATTTCGGTAACATCGATATAGACTTGTCAAAAGTCACTTGGGTATTGAGTTATAATAGCGCGAACAAATTAAGCTACATACTAAGAGACAGAATCACTGAAATCAGAGTGAAAGGGTACACTGTAAATGAAAAAATAATCATCGCCGAAAATCATTTGATTCCTGACATATGTAACGAACTGAATCTTAAAGTAAAAGTAACTAAAGACGTGATTAAGAACCTAATTCAAAATTATACATGTGAATCTGGGGTACGCAAATTGAAAGAGATGTTATTCGATATTATGAGTGAATACAACTTCAAAAGGACAATAAAACCGACAAAAAATACAGCACATACTATCAATACCAGAAACTTGAACAAGTATCTTCTTGACAAGCATCCTATTTCGATGGAATTGACACACTCTTTAAGCCGAGTAGGAAAGATAACTGGGTTGTATGCAAGCACAATTTCTATTGGGGGAATCATACCTATCGAAGTAAACTGGTTCCCTTCCGATAAAATACTGGACTGCAAATTAACAGGAAATCTAGGAAAAATAATGACAGAGTCGTCACAAGTCGCAATAACTGTTGCATGGAATTACCTCGACGAAGAAACAAAAAAAGAATACTTCAAAAAATGGGAAACAGGCAAGCAAGGTTTTCATATTCATTGTTCGGAAGCCTCTATTCAAAAAGAAGGACCCAGTGCAGGTGTCGCTCTCTCTGTATGCTTGATTAGTTTACTCCTTGATATTCCTATAAGCAATAAGGTAGGTGTTACAGGGGAAATCAATCTCAGCGGAGACGTGATGGAAATTGGAGGAGTAAGGGATAAACTCTATGGCGCAAAAAATGCAGGATGCACTCTAGTTCTGATTCCAGATGCCAATAAGAAAAACCTGGAGCAAATAACAAAAGAATTTCCTGATTTACAAGATAAAAATTTTCAAGTTAAAACCATTAAAAAATTAGACGAAGCACTTAAGTACTGTCTAATGCAAAGCTTGGAAATTTAATTCATTCCGTACGGAAGAAGTGGAGGGACGAGTGGTTGAAATTGATCACAACAGTTGTATTCGTCTAAACAAGGATTATATAGTTTCATGCAGCACCCTGTGTCTGTAGGGCATTGTGGATTACAATTCATGACACACTCGGATGGTTCAGGTGGATGAATTACGGGTTCAATGGTAGGTTCAACATTTCCAGTTGGTCCTAACGGAATACCCGTATAGTTTACTTGATTTGGATTTTCAGTGCCTCCCGTAGGTCCCGTAAAGCCAGTAAAGCCAGTAGGACTGTATGGTGGACCTGGAGGATTGGCACTCAGAAGGAATGATGCAGGAGGTTCGTAATTAACAGGTTTTGTATCTTTACTATCACCAGGCATTGGTACTGGAGGTACAGGTAACCACGGAGCTTGTGGACCAGTAGGAAATCCGTCATAAGGCGGTGTTTTTAAGTCTTCAAGTTTCACAGCACGTTGGTATGTTTTGTTGTTTTTCTTGTGACTCTTTGAAACTTTGTCCATCAACTTTTCGTCTTGGGTATATGCATAGTCTTCTTTTTGGTTCATTGCATAAGCAAAAAGACCAATGGCAAATAAAGCCAGAACCAAGAGGGCCATCGAGCTACCATTTTTCATATTCATTTATTAATATAATAATAATTTAAACAAAAAAAATAATCATTAAATGAGCCAAAAATCACACATAGCATTGCTAATGATGGTCAAAAACGAATCAAAGAGAATTCACGTGTCTCTGAATAGCGTATTGGGGGCTGTGGATTCAGTGGTTATTTACGACACAGGGAGTGAAGACAACACAATCGAAATTATAGAAGAATTCTGTTCAAAACACAATCTTCCTTTACGTCTTAAAAAAGGAGAATTTGTCGATTTCTCTACTTCAAGAAATGTGAGCATTTCGTTTGCCGAGGAGTTCGAAGAAATAGATTGGTTGCTGCTGCTTGATTGCAACGATGAATTACAGGAAGGACACTTGCTGAAGGGTGCTTGTCAGACTTTGTTGCACAGAGAACCAGATAAAACAGCATTCCACTTATGTCAAGTTTGGAAATCTGGAGCTATTGATAAATACTGGAACACCCGTCTTATTCGCTCACGAACTGGTTGGAAATACAAGGGAGTTGTTCATGAATTTTTGGAAAACACAGTTGACAAGACGCGTTATGCTCACCGTTTAACTGGTCCTATATTATTTCAGGACAGGACAAAAGATGACAATAAAAGTATGAAACGATTTTCAAGAGACAAAATACTTTTGGAAAAAGAATATGAAAAAAACCCTGATGATACAAGAACTATTTTTTATTTGGCACAGACTTTAGGCTGTCTTCAAATGTTTAAAGAAGCGTATGACTTATATTTGAAAAGAGCAACTTACGAAAACTATCCTGAAGAGCGATTCCAGGCTTACTTCAGAGCCGCTAAAATAGCTGACAATATCTTTAACGACCCGTGGGAGAAATGCTTAAGCATGTATCTAAGATCCTACGAAGTTCTCGAACGAGCGGAGCCTCTAGTGAAAATATCAGAGCATTATAAAGACACAAAAGAATGGAGACTTTCTTATACTTTCGCCAAAGCTGCGTGTGAGTTAGAGTATCCACACAATGCCATACTCTTTGTGGACAAATCAGTTTACGACTACACGAGATGGCACCTTCTAGGAATAGTGTCGTTTTACTGTAAGAGATATATTGAAGGCAGAATAGGTTGCTTGAAAGCAATAGAGCAAGGTGTTCACCCTGACCTAGACAGAAGTAATCTTAAGTTTTACGAAAACGTGAAGGATTTACGACTTTCTGAGCTAGATGTTGAGATATTGAAAACAAAGTCAGAATTGAATTCTATAAAACCGGATGCTAACACTGAGTTCGCTACCAGGATGAAGAAGAAAGATTTCTTTTCTAAGAAAACACAAGAGCTAATAAGGGAGCACCCGAATCTTAGTAGGAAATCCATTGGGTCAAAAGTTTCTAAGGCGTGGAAAAAATACAGAGATTCTTAAAATTGATTTTTTTTAGAAAAAATTATCTGAAATTCAGATGGATAGACATCAAGCTCAAATACTATTTAGGATGAAGAGACAAAAGAAAAGGAAGTTAAAAAAAGAAGGCAATGCATTCTTTTTTTCGCTAGAAGGACAGAACAAGTTGGTGATTAGCGACCCTGGTTTGGATATTACAGAAGTAATATCCAAGCAGTACAAGTTAATGAAAAAAGATAGGAGGAATTCCTTCTATTGTAGAAAAATATGAAAAAAAGACGAATAATTTCTTTAAACAAAAAAAATCTAGGCCCCGAAAGGGGCTTTTTTACGTTATGTATTTGATACAGTACTCTAGAGTGAACTCTGTTCCACTTTTAATTCGCTCTATTTTTCGGTATACGCTGCACAGTATATAACAATCATCGATGTTGACAATAGGAGTGTAGTTGTATTGTATATCGCTATCCACGTCTTGACCTGGTCTATAGCATTTTGAATACGATAGGAATGGCGCACAGTACACGCAACGTAAGGTGTTAGACATATATTGGAAAAAAGTGTCAATACCACATTTTAAACCAAAATCATTTATTGTACAGAGAACTGTTCTAGCTGCGTTTTTGGTTATGACGTAGCTGAACAAACCTCCTATTGACTTCTTAAAACTCTGCTCTGAATTATACGCTTTAGTTTTTGGTAATAAGTGTCTCAGATTTCTCTCCATTCTGTCTTTATTTTTTGGGTGATGACCAAGATACATTACGTCAAATTCAGTTGCTTTACTCAAAGCATAATCCAGTTTGCTGTCAAAATCTTCCAAAAGTATAGCATCGTCTTCAAATATGACATAGGCATCTTCATCTGATTCTGCGAGGTTTATATAAAGCTGTAAGTGGCTCAACGCACACCCAACAACACCAGCCCTCATTTTGAAGTCGTTGTCCTCAAAAAGTTTCAGCAACTCATTAGTGCAAGTCAAATTGTAACCATTTACCGCATCAAATTTGTTGATTTTCAACTTAGTCTTTTTTTCATTATTTTCCCTGAAAGTCTGTAGTCTATCTTTCCTGTCTGCAAGGGATATGACAAATGATTGTATTCTCATTTTATATATTAGAGGCACACTTTAAAAGCATATTAACACGTAAGCGCTAACAACAAACCTACGAAGAATCCTATGTAATCACTCAGATATTGGAAATTCTTGTTGTAAATCATATTAGCTATTATTCCGATTATTACGGCGATACCCATGTATATGTAGGAGTTAGGAAGCGATTTGATAGCATCAAACGTACCTACGGAAACAAATACCGCGAATAAACCAGAAGAACACTTAATACTTGGATATATGTTTACCAAGGCTGTTTCGAAAACTGAGGTGAGAAACAAAGACACAAAAAATATGACCATCATTCCTTGAGAACCCAGTACTTCTTCTAATTCAAAGAGAAACAGTAGTGTGATAATATCAAGAAATAAGTGTGATATGTCGTTGTGGTAGAACTTGTTTATTATAGTCTGTGTGATTTTGTCAGTACATCCATTTTCAGGAGCACTAGTCCTCATAAATGGGTATGTTACTATCATAAACACGCTCAAGAAGACAGTGAAGCTCCAGTCTTCCTTCTCTCTTTTGATAATTTCACTCATTTATAATATGTAATATAATAAATGAAACAAGTTAAAGAAAATTTTTGCGGAGCGTGTGTTTCTATACCTTTATCTTTAGCTGGTTCAGCAATAGGTTCGTATTCAGCGAAAGTGCATAAATATCAAAAGAACAAAAACTTAGAATTTTTAATAGGCATGCTTTTCACTTTCATTACTTTTTCTATAGGGTACTACTTCCTGTATGTCAAAGAATGCAGTGAATGCGTCAAATAATTGATACATAAGAACAGTGAAAGAACATTAAATGAACACAGATAGTGACGACTCCGACCTTAGTAGTGATGCTAGTGATGGTATTTTGGTATTTATAATTCTGTATTTCGCCGCTACTTGCTTCTCATTGTGGACATACAATAACGAAGATGAAATTAATTCGTCTAGGCTACAAGATGAATTGAGAGAGCAACGTGCGATGCTTGCAAGAAGAGAAGAAAACCCGGCGGAATCAATATATGAAAACGTATAGGTAATTATATTCTTAAATAGCTGAATTCATTTGAGAATATTATAAAAGGTCTTCGACAGCATTTCCAGTTGTACTGTTACCAATTGCCTTATTTTCTGCGGTGTATTGGAAGCTGCTTCGATTTTTTCTTCTACTAGTGACTCCAATTCTTGTTCTTGCGGACTTATTAGTAACCATGTGACTATTCATTTTAAACGACTTGCCGAAACGACTTTTCTTTTGGGGTTTCATTGAATTCATTTTTGTTATAACCGATATTTTATTTAAGTTACATTTTTTCGCTATTACTTTTTGCTGTATTGGAACTGATTACTCATGAAGTAAGCACCGAGTTTGGTACCCTGAAGCTGTGACAAGGTTCCCGCTGCCTTCATTGTGCAGTATATATTGTAAAGAAAACTCATGTATAGCTGAGGATTGCACAGAATCTTATTCATTACAACGTCAGAGTCAATTGTTTGCGGATTTACAGCGTATCTAGGTCCACAGCTCGTACCTTGTGGGACCCCACATCTTGCCGACTCAGCGTCGCAGTCTGGATGCTTCCAATAATAGATATAAGGACTGTCAGCTACGTTTGGGTCAAATGGTTCTTTGACCAGAACTTGGTTGCCAGGGTCCACTAAAAACTTTACTCTTGCTGTGTTGAGGATCAGCATATCTCCTTGTGTTAGCCCAATACAGCTGGGACCCATGAAGGCGTTCATATTGTTCGCATACGCAACAGTTTCATCGTTACTAGCTATTTCGCAGAAACCGTCCCAGTTGTTAGCGCAATAGTTAGCGAGAAAGATCTGGGAATTTCTGCTGTATTGTCCAGATATTGTGGCTGTTGACGAACCGTGTAGCATTAATTGATCTACCGATTCACCGATTGAATACGTCAATGGATTTGTAACGGCTGGTTCAGGTGCACATCCAAAATGACTAATACAGATATAATTATTTTCACACGGCATTATATATTTATTATATTAATTAAAAATTTTAAAATTAATATAGTCAGTGTATTCCTTAGGTTTTAAAACTGAATTCAATTCAACTTCCACCAACTGTTCTGGTTGTACAGCGAAGTAGGAAGCGTTCTCACGTCGAATAGACCCTCCACTCCAAATACGTCTTCTCCCTTGCTTTTTCTCAGGTTAACAGTAGTTGGTAAACCTCCAAATACAGAGGAGTTACCGTCGTTAACAACCAAGACTATCGGATCATCCCTGAAAACAGGTGTGTTATTCTGTCGGCGAATTGGTGAGCGAATAGTAAAGTAGGTAACGTTGCTGTTAACGCTGTCCAATATCAAATCATTGCAACCATCACTATGAGCTAAGTAAACTTTGCCTTTTGCAAAATTGCATGGGGCGTTCTGATTGACAACGTTCTGTACTCGTACTTTGTCTCCATATCTTATCTGAACGTTGTCGTCTCCTTTGGTGATAAACTGGTTGGTTGCGGGATCCCACTTTTGCAACTTCCATCCCTGGGCTTCTGTGATTTCATTGTTTCCTAGATTAATTGACGTAAGAGTTTTTACTCTGTAAACAATCTTATCATCATAGATATTATCTTCTGTTCCCAACCAAGAATAACCGCACTTCGTGTCACTTGAGTACTCGTCAATATTGTCGACGTTTGGTTCGTCTCCCACAAATGGCAAATACTTCAAATAATTGCTAATAAAACAAGTAGAGGTTAGTGTTCTGAGACTTGGGACGTTATTTATCTCATAAACATCTTTGTAAGATAAGGTTTCCAGTGTTGGTGTATTGCCACCTGGTTGCACATCACGCTGGGAAATACTATTTTGCTGTCCCGAATTAGAAGGCTTGTTGTATGTATAGACCAGGAATACAACAATTGCCAGAATAACTAACCAGAGCAGAAGAGAGGAATAATTACTTTTTCTCATTTTTATTAATAGTACATATAATAAATGATTTTTTACATTTTGCTACTTATTTTCCTTTTGTTTCTTATTTTTGTGTATTTGCCTAGCAGAAGTTTACCAAATGAGAACGTACCCCAACGAAGCGCATTAAATACGGCTAGCGATCTACCAGAGACCACTAATTTCGCTGTCATTTCTTCTTTACCACCAATGGACTATAACAGCAGTTGTCAATACGATAGATGTGGCAACTATAAGGTAGACGAGAAATTCTGGATAAACGGAAAAAAAGCATTGGACTCTAAAATCAAAATTAGAGGTCACAGCAGTGCGATGTGGGAGCAAAAGTCTTACACTGTACACTTCCAAAAACCGGTTGCACTGACAGATATATTTCCCAAGACTAAGAAGTATGTACTATACGCTCCTTATTTTGAGTTGAATCGCATACAGAACCCTCTGACTTACTACTTGAGCAACATTATTGGAGTACCAGCACCAGTCACAGCTCCTATTATTCTTTGGATTAACGAATCGGGATATCCACCGAATTGGGACTGGGAACAATTGGCTTATAGCACTGTACCTCCACAAATTTGCAATAATCAAGTTATTCAAGGAGGGGATAGCCCGTATAGAGCTTTATATTGGCTGTTCACTCCTGTAAGTAAAGATATGGTAGGATTAAAGAAAGGTGATTTTCTTATTGAATTTGATAGAGGCGATTGTCCCGATGATGCTGCCTCGATTATTACTTCTTACAAACCTTGGGGTCTAGACGTCAGCGAGACAGCAAAAACTACTGGCTGGTCAAGGCCAATAATGAAATACCCAGACGCAGATAAAGAAAGCAACCAAAGCGAGAAAGAAAAGGCAGGGCTAATTCTCACAGACTTCGTAGACAAACTATTCGGACCAAAACCTTTAGGGAATGGAGGAGAACCATCAGAGAATGCTTTAAAAATGATTGATATAGATTCGTGGGCAAAATACTTCATACTCTCAGAATTTGCAAGCAGTGTCGACGGATATATGTATAGCACCTATATGTACATTAAAAATGGTAAAATCTATATGGGCCCTCCTTGGGATTATAACGAAGCCTATGGAAGCTGTTACAACTATATGAGCTGCAGAGATGGAGGTAATACACAGTTCTGGAGATATGCGAAGCAGTGGTTTTACTTCGAACCGAATAAATGGAGATTTGGTGTTCCGCAGCTATATGCCAGGCTGTTAATGTCAACTACATTTAGGAAACAGCTATTTGATATATACACCAATCTGCGTAATAACGAACTCTCAGATGATAATGTAACGAGAATATCAAATTATTTCACTCAACTAATACGACCAGAAATTCCGAATACTGAGAAGAGATGGCCAAAAATGTTCGATTGGTACCATTACAACCCAGATTATCCTTATGCTGTTTTTGATTCCGCAACAGAGGCTTTGAATACTTTTATTAAAAGAAGGCTAAAGTGGTTGGATGAGAATATGGTAGATGGGCCAGAAATCAACCCCAAAACAGGAAACAATGGTTATATGTTACAGTTCAATGATCCACTTAATAACGATGGTTGTGGTTCTAGTTCAAAGGAAAAAGTATACACTGGTTGCGACAAGCAAACTGAAAAAGGTTTATTTTACTCAGTTTGGCCCGCTCAACCTTACTAAATTAATTGAAGT